CGCCTGCGGTCCGGTCAATGTCGCCAGTGGACCAGACGTTCTGCGCGTAGTCGTAGACGACATAGCGGTTGCACTCAACGCTGGCACCGCTTGGATAGAACCACCATATCTCGTTCCAGCGGCTGTTAACCAAGGCGTGAACCTTTGACCGCTGATCGGTGTTGAAGTCGCTGAAAACGTAATCGCTGACTTCGCTGGGCAACTCCTGCACGGCACCGCCGCTGTATGTGAAGAAACTGCGCGCGCCCATCCAGACAACGCCCATGTCAATCGCAACCGCCGCATTGGCCGCAATCAGGCCGCAGGACGTGCCGACACGCTCAAAGCCATAGACGAACGGCGGGCCTTGGTAAGTCGCTGTGTGGGCGTCCTGATCGGTCAGGATCAACGCCTGCCCACGGGTCCGCAGGCCGCGCAGGATTGTGCCGTTGGTCTGGATTTCGATGTCGCCCGCTTCGTTAGTCGCAAGCGGCGTCCAGACTGTGTTGTCCTCTCGATCAGAGAACGCAATCTTGCGCGGGTTTCCACCAGCACCGAAGGCAAACAAGGATCGTTCTTCTGTCACCATCAGCGCAGAACAATTCTCTGGGCTGTTGAGGATCTGCGCGGCATCTTCAGCAGAGTCTAGCTGCCACTCATACAGATTGCCGTCATCAGCCGTGCAGCCGACAAGGTATTCGCCCCAGTTATCCAGCGACCATGTGGTAGCGGGCAACAGCGTTGACGTGTCCTGACGGGGCGTGCCGTAGGTCTGGTTGCCGTAGGTGCTGGCACCGAAGCCCACAGACAACGTGGCATCCACCCGACCGGCTGTGAACCCTACAGGCGTGATGTCAGTCACTGCATTGCCAGCGGTCATGGCAAACAGCTTGTTGTGCGTGCCAAGGGCCAACCGGCGGCTGTTGCTGTTGTCCTCCCACGCAAGCATTGAACGGACAACGCCCGCAATGTCTACGCTGCCCCGCTGACGCCAACCGCCAACGGGACGCAGGGAACCCTCATGGAACCGGATCAGGTTGCCATCGCGCCACCGGCCAAGAGATTGGTATTCAGTGCCGTTGCGATACTGCCCTGCTGGGATATTGAGCGGGATAAGCGCCATTTGTGTTTCCCTTATGCGGGTTCAACGGGCCAATCATCCTCGCCCAGATAAGGGAAGTTAGCATGATCCGTGATGTCGCGCAAAGCCTGACGATGGGTAGCCCATGCTGCGGTCAGTGTGTTGTCGCTCAGAGCCATCCAGTCGGTGTCGGCGATTAGGTCATCTCGCTGATTGCGAACGTGCTGCGTTTGCCCCTCAATACGTTTGGCGACATCTTCCGCCGTAGCGTCGAATACTTCCCAAACCTGTGTCCAAGTAACACCGACAAGCACTGGAGTGCCTTCGCTAAAACTTTTGGTGTGGTTGATAGTGGGGCGTTCAGTTCTAGAGACAGGGTATACGCCCCATTGCGCTAGCACCTCGTTTGAAGGGCGCTTTGGGAAACTAGTGTTAGGATTGTCACGACGCAGATCGCCAACCGTGTAAGGATATTGGCTTGGCTGGCCGTTTGTAATCTTGATATAATCAGACACCTTTTTCCTCCAAGTTAAACTTAAGAGCGGCCAACATGACTTGCTCTTTTTTTCGTTCGTATTCTTCCGACTTGAGACGCCCGCGCAATTCTTCCGCAAAGGGCGCTAAATCGGGGTGATTTGCTTCGATATCAGCAATCGCAGCGCAATAGTTGTCAATGTTAATCTGGTACCCAATTACGTTGGCTTTGCGGGCTTCGATGTTTTGCGCTAAAATGTCGTGTCGGGTCATTGTATCATATCTCCGTGAAAGCTACAGCGCGCCCGTCACCGTTGGGCAGTACGCCGGGGTTGCTGAATTTTGTCCCAAAACCAGAAGCCGACCAAGGGTAGGCGGTGACATTAGGGGAGTTGGCGTGCGCAACGGCAAGAGCGTCACCCGAAGGCGAAAAAGCTACGCCAAAACCAACGTTGGATGGCAAAGTACTTGGGTTGCTGAATTTTGTCCCAAAACCAGAGGCCGACCAAGGGTAGGCGCTTATAAAGGGGGAACTGTAATGGCCAACAGCAATAGCATCACCCGAAGGCGAAAAAGCTACACTAGCGCCGCCGCCTACTGGCAGGGTGCCGGGGTTACTAAATTTTGTCCCAAAACCAGAGGCCGACCAAGGGTAAGCACTTATAAAGGGGGAATTGAAATGGCCAACAGCAATAGCATCACCCGAAGGCGAAAACGTCACTGCATTGCCGCCGCCTGCTGGCAAAGTACTTGGGTTGCTGAATTTTGTCCCAAAACCAGAAGCCGACCAAGGGTAGGCACTTATAAAGGGGGAGGTAGAGTGTACAACAGCAAGGGCGTCACTTGACGGTGAGAAAGCCACACCAAGACCTGCACTGGTCGGCAAGGTGCTTGGATTACTAAATTTTGTGCCAAAACCAGAAGCCGACCAAGGGTAGGCGGCAATAAAGGGCGAAGCACTATAGGCGAAAGCAATAGCGTCACCTGAAGGTGAGAAGGCCAGAGCGTTGCCAGTTGCCAGCCCCGATGGACTGCCAAAAGCTGTCCCAAAGCCAGATTCGGACCACGGGTAAGCAATTAGGTGCGGGTCGCCAAGGCCCGCAACGGCAAGAGCGTCCCCCGAAGGCGAAAAAGCTACGCCGCGCCCGCTGCTCGGCGCAGCGGTGCTTGGGTTACTAAACTTTGTGCCGAAGCCAAGCTCTGACCACGGGTAGGTGGCAATATGTGGGCTTGAACTGCTGGCAATAGCGATAAACTGTTCCTTTTTGCCGCCACCCGAACCCATCATGAGTTTTCTTGCAATACTCACGACATCACCTGTCCTGCTGTGAAGCCGTAGAATGTTGTGCCACCATCGTGGGTGTAGAACACGAACACATCCACTTCGCCAGAACCAGCAGAGATAGTCGGGGCCTCACCACCAGCCCAGTCAACCGAGGTAGGCCATGTGATCGTGCGGGCTGTGCTGTCTTGGACAACCTTGAGCGTGAAGCCAAAGGCAGTTCCAGTAGCAGGTGGGTTGCTGAATGTGAACGTGGTGTTTTCAGTCAGCACATGCGTGAACACGTTGCCATCGCGGCAGTTGATCGTCGCTGCGTTGCTGGTTGACGTAACCGTGGTTTCATCTTCGACAATGCCGCCGTCAAAGACAGTCACACCGTTTGCATCAGCCGTGACGACCTTGCTGGCCTCGGACGTGCCAAGCGTTGTGATGTCGAGGTAGTTGACTTCCGCAGTTGTCGCAGTGACGCCGTCGAGGATGTTCAGCTCGGCTGCTGTAACCGTCGCCCCGTCGAGAATGTTCAACTCGGCGGTCGTGGCAGTGACGCCGTCAAGGATGTTCAGCTCGGCGGTTGTTGCAGTAAGCCCATCAAGGATGTTTAACTCAGCCGTTGTGATCGTCGCCCCGTCAAGGATGGCAAACTCTACGTTAGTCACACCGCCGAGAAGCGTATCAAGCGCATCCCAGTTTGCGTTCAGCTTCGTTCCCCAAGTGTCCTCGGACGCGCCGATTTCTGGCTTAACAAAGCTGTAGTTCGTGGTGTTTGTGTCAGCCATTATGCGGCCCCCTCTCGGTAATTTGCATCAGCCCATGATGTTGTGGGCGGCGCGATGTTATTCCACTTATACCGCGATTGGACATCTGCGCCAATCGTGATGTTGTCTTGGGCTGAGAACGGGCGAACCCGGTTCCAATACAAATCAACCGAAGTTGTGATTGCCGATGTCGCAGATCCGGCAAGTGCGGTGAACCCAACTGCGGATGCGGTGACAATGGACGTATCGTTTACACCAGCGCTCTGCACGCGCACACCAGAGACAGCAGGCGAAACAGCAGCGTCAGCAGCCGCAGCGGCCAAGGCCACCCGTTGCGCAGAAGCCGTGGCAGACGCCGTGACGCTGTCGGATACCTTTCCATCATAAACTTCTGGCAGCCCGTATTTCGACGAACCAAAAGTTGCGGTGCCGTATCCCGTGCGCAGGCTCATCAGTCTAGCGTCACGTCAAGGTCGCCGGTTGGAATGCGGAACACATCGCCATCCGCAATCGTCTTGGCCGCATCCAAAGCCGCATGGACAATCATTGTGCCGCCAGTCGATGCATCAATGATGCCGATGTGGCTCACAGTTCCCCAGTCGCCACCTGTCGCCGCAGGAAACTCAACGCCCGCGCTGTTGCTGGCCGTGTCGCCTGTGACGGTAAATGTCACCGCTGTCCGGGCATAGCCAAATCCGCTGACTTCTGTGCCTGCGCCTGTCTCGCCGGGATCGGTCGTGAACAGGCCGACATACCAAACCGTTGGTCGGGTTGCGGCTCCGGTCGTCAGCAACCACGTCAGAACCGTGGTTTCGAATGTGTTGGTCAAAGACAATGCATGCCCTCCTGATAGATTTATCGCGCAGTCTACACGAAATGCGCCAAATTAGTAAGACCGAATGCGCATCCGTATCCCAGAGCCACCGAAGCGCGCCCGCTCGTTATCGTCGTTCACCGCCTGCACCGCGCCAGTGAAGAACCCGCCCCAGACCTGAATGCGGGCGTCGTCCTTGAGATACGGCGCAGCTTGAACCAAAGCGCCGTAAAGATACGCATCTGGCGCAATCTCAAGCAACCAGTTGCTGGCGTTGCTGTCGGTTAGCTTTGGGATTTCTTCGTAATACATCAGCTGGATTTCATACTCACCATCCGGCGTTGGATAGATTTCGAAGGTAGTGCCGACATGCGCATAGTGCGTTGGCTTTCCTGCCGCGTTGTTTAGTTCGCGCAACTGCATCATGTCATCGAGGCTGGTCAACTCCAGCCGTGTTTCCTGATTGCCTGCAATGTGAAACCGGATCGTTTGCAGCCAGCCGTTGGGGATCTCGGAATAGCGGCTGTCGATCTGACCCGATGAACGCTGCACCATGCGGTAGTGCCTGATCTCGCGTTCCATCTGCGCCTCAGCCAAACTGATAAACGTCGGGATAACAGCCGCCAGATCATCGCGGTCAAGGAAGTCCGCAATCGTCGTTTTCAGCGCGCTGTAGCTTGCAATGCTCATTTGCTTTTCGCTGTCTTAGCAGATGCCTTGAACGCAGCCGCTGTTGGTGCGCCCTTTGTGCCAACCTTGCGCATCTTCTCGCCAGATCCAGCCTTGATGCGGGCTTTCTTGGCGGCAATGTTTGCATAAAGACCCTTGGCCATCACTTCTTTCCTTTTGCGAGACAACGGCCAGCGGCCTTGCATTTGCCGGGTGTCGGACAACCCTTGCAGGTTTTGAACATAGGCGCTTTGGTAGGTTTCCGCATGTCAGTCTCCATGAGGCGATTGCTTTATGCCCGCTGGCATACCATATCCCAGCCCGTCACGCTAGACCGCGCAGGTTCCGTCTGATCGGTTCGTTCTTGGTCGCGCTCTCACCACGGGCTGTCGGGGCGAAGACAGCCACAAGGCCAGCAGCATCGCTGTTGCTAACCAGAACCCCGTTGGCGAAATAACAGTGGTGATGGTTAACAGTCAGATCGTAAACTGGCTTCTCGCTGCCATTCCGACTTATAGCGACAACTCTTGCCGCCCCGCTGAGAAACGTAAAAGCCGCGCTTAGGCCAGAACCAAAACTTGGTGCCGCCATACTCTCTGAAAAAGCGGTCCTATACCCCGCAGCGTTTGCGTTCTCCAACTTCAGACATGACATATCCTCATTTGTGATTATCATGTCACCATACCCGATTGCATCTGCAACAAAAACGCCTTCAGTCGTAAATACTTTATGCTCTGGCGTCATTTCTAATTTGCGCCCGTCATCAAGCGTTATCTGCACTGTTTCGCAAGCTGTCTTTACCATGCCAGACCATTCAACCAATGCATATCCGGCAGGCGTTAGAACGAAGTCACCAGCCATCACATCCTTGATCTGCACCGCCCCACGGCTGGTAGAAACAATGGCGTCACCGGTTAAACACGCGTGACTAGCCCAGTCGTGATCTGGCCCTAAGCCAATCTCGCGCTTGTCGTCCCATTTCTCGTGATACCATGACAGCGCCTCACGCCCGGCAACCGTTGCGTCCTCGTTGAACCGACACTGCGGGAACATGGACCGCAATGCATAGATCCGCTGGACAGCAGCGCCCTTGCCTTGGTTTGGCACCACATACGTTGCAAAGCCAGCCTCGCGCAGAAACTTCTCTGGCGTCACGCTGTAGACGTTGTCGTGTTTGACCCCATCGTGCGGCAGAACGCAGGTCGCATCCGCATAGTTGTTTTCACGCAGCCAATTGACGTGCGCCTCGAATGGCTGGCCGACAGCCTCGTAGTAATCCAGCCAGCGGATCTCCTCACCGACATACTGCACGATCCACATTGCCGTGGCATCCGCTGACGATGATGTTGAGCCAATGTCCCAGACCGCATAGACCTTGTTCATGCCGTGCTTGTTGTAGAACCCGATCCGGTTTTCCTTGCGCGCCACATCCAGCAGATCGGCATAATACGCCCCCTTCAACGCCCGCAGATATGCGCCTTCCCAAACGTGATCGTAGACAGCCTTATCCAGCGTCTTTTCTTGCTGTTCACGCAGCGCCTTTAGGCCATCGGGGAAATATGGATTGTCGCGCCAGTTGATCTCCGCTGAGAACAGGCCCGGCGGATTGTCTTGGCGGAAACGCCTGTCAACCGGGCTGCGTTCCGTCTTTGGATTCCACAGCGCCCAAATCTCGGAATTTGGCTGGCGAAACACCGTGGCCTCAAGAGCGAGCCATGACCCTTCTGGAATGTCCTCGGCTTCCTCAACGATGGTCAGATCAATCTTGGCCAGCGACTTGATGGATTGTTCGTTCCTGCGCAGACCCCGAAAGATAAACTCCGTCCCGTTCGCGCCTCGGATGTAATCCACGCCGACATCGTAGTGCGCCTCAAGCCACGGGTGCGCCTCGATAGCCGCCTTGATCTCGGCGTGCATGGATTGCTTGATGCTGGCTTGAAACTCTCGGACGCACAAGATCCGCAATGGCTCTGCGTAGCCCCACACAGCGGCCATGAGAGACGCACTGAACGACTTTCCAGACCCTCGGCCACCGTAGATCGCCCGATACCGTGCAGCGCCCCTGTTTGGCGACAGGACAGGCACCAGCTTCGGCGGAAGTTTAATCGTCGCGTTTGTCATCAGCCGATGCGGCCTCGATGATTATGCGCGTCGGCGCAAGTGATCCGTCGCTGGATGTGACGTCCTGCTCTACCTTGTCGGAGTAGCCGTGCTTGGTCATCATCATCTTTGTGATAGGTGCGTTGAAAACCCCACCAAGACCGCCGCGCAGCAATTGACGCTCTTGCGTTTCGGCTATTTTGCCAAGGATGTTAGAAAACTCTTTTGTTTTGTCATTTGCCCAGACGTGGCAAGTCTCGCGGCGAACGCCAATCTCACATGCCAAACCTGCTACACTTGGCACAGGGTCGCCAACATTTTCCCATCCGCCATTGGCGTATTCCCAAGCCTTCCGGACAAGTTCTGGCGTGTAATCTGTTGGGCGTCCTGCTGGCACTTTGTTCTCCATTGTTGGCGCACACGATAGCACGCTTGTTTTGCTTGGTCTATCTTTCAGCAAGCAAACCAAGCAAAGGCATCAGGCGTTCCATCTCGGCTTGTCCTGCACCAGTAGCAAGTAAGCCTGCTAGTGGGGATACGTTGGCTGCGTTGAGGTTGGATAGATTAGATAGTCGGGAATCAAAGCGGGCGAAGCGGGAACGGACGTTTGCTGGGTTTGAAACCATCATAACATCAGACGGCATTGAACTTTCTGGTCCATAATACTTTGCGGACCCTCCCCGATCCACCAAGTCGTTAAACCTGACCCTATCTGCGCCATAGCCTTGAAACATCCTAGATAAATCGTTCGTGTCAAGAAAATCCGTTCCAGACATGACATCATATGGCTCAAAGTAACTGTCTGGAATGTAATCACGCAGCAATGAATCATCACCCTGAAAACCGACGCGCGCGTTGCGGTCTATCACATTCCAATTTCGGCCCTGAGCATCAATGATTGCATCACTTTGGCCGCGTGAAAAAATCGGGTAAATGCCGCCATCACCACGAGCCGGAATGTAAGACGCCGCGACATCTGGGCTGGACGACATTGTTACGCCGATTTGGTCTCGCTGGCCTTGGCCTGTTTGAAACGCCAAGCGCGGCGCATCGCCACGATACATTTCATCGTTTACGTCAAATCCCTGTTGGATGGCTCGGCGCATCCTACTGGCTTCATCCATCGGCAGGTCCATGCCTGTCTCGCCCCGCTGGTAAAGCGCAAACATCTCCTGCGGGTCCACCCGTGCCATCATTTCGTCGGTGACATCGGCAGCACGTCCAGAGCGTAGAAGGGCGGCAACCTCTTGGGCTGGTGATACGGGACGCGGTTGCGCAGCGGGTGTTATTAAATTTACAGAACTGTCTTCGTCTATTGCTCGGAACACATCTTCGATTGTTGCGTCCGGCCTGCCATAAGGTCTGCGCCCCAATCTGTAAGCGGTTGTCGCTGCAGCTCTAGAAGAAACCTGCCCGCCCATTACTGGGAAATCTTGCATGACACGCGATTGAAGTGCTTGCCCAATGCCCTGACCGCGAAACCCTTCTGGCACCTCAAGTTCTAATACGGATGCGCTACCGTCAGGACGGACCACAACTTCCATTGTTCCGCCGCTGTTTGGGTCAGTATATCGAACCCTTTCAGTGCCAGCGCCAAATATGCTTGAAGCATCTTTTCTGGCAACGTTAAAATCAGGCGCAGCCACACGCCCACCCATGCCGATAGAGCCAGCAGGACGCGACAGCAGGCCACCCCCGCCCATAGCAAGCCCAGCGCCCGTCAGAGCGGCTGCATCCACGTCAGCGGCAGGCACACGGCCCACAGTGGCGTTCAGCGTCTGGTCAACGGCACCAGCAGTTCCGCCTAGAAGCCCAGTCAGTGCCGCCATAGGCTCTGGGCGCAGGCCAAGGTCGCCCTCAACGTTCCGAGACAGTAGGCCCATTGTGCCAGCGACGGGGCGTCGGCCAGCTTCTGTCATCTCTTGGCTGGATCTGTCTGCCGCATCCATGATCGGGGCGAAGATTGAGTTGCGCCGATTATACTCACGCAGCATCATGTCAACGTCGCCGCCGCTCTGCTGGATCTCTGGCAGCATTGCCATAAATTCAGACCGAGGCAGGTCAAGGATGTTCACGGGCCGGTTGTCGTCGAAAGGCAACGGCAGCATGTTTGCCGCTGCATAGGCGTTACGCCGCTCTTGGTCTGGTGTCAGTGTAGATCTGGCCATCTGGCGCTCCTTGCCCGTTGCCCAGAAAATACACGACAGCGCCTAGAAAGTCCACAAACTAGACGCAAGGCTTTCGCCCCATGCTACATATCGCCCATGCAGTTGATAGTCAGCAACAAAGCGTCTTCTTCGTCAAAGCCTGCGTCCAGATGCGCCTTGAAAAACTTAAACCGCAGTTCAGCGATAATGCGAAACGCCTCTCCGGTTTGATCTAGCATGTGCTGTGCCTGCTGGATTTCAGCCCCGAAGATTGCGCTTTCGATTATTTTCTTCGCGTCCATTTGGTTCTCCTTTGCTTGCCTGACTTGATTATGCCTGC